GACTTTAGATCAGCAACATTAATTGGTTGACCAGTGCTACCGGGAAGTAGACTTGTAAAATACGGAGCCTTCTTTTCCCACTCTTTACGCCACCAAGTATAAGGAACACGGTAAATCTGATTGGGCTTAATAGCTCGTGGATCACCATCAAAGTAATTTACGAGCTTCTTTTGTAGACCATTCCAGAAGGTCTTGTTATGGCCCACAATCTTTCTACTAGGATCATCAAAAATCCAGTAGCACTGATATCCATTACGAGTATCTACTACCCAACTAGGCTTAACAGGAAACTCATTGATTTTCTTCAGAAACTTCTTTTTGTGTTGCATAACAATGCTGGGCTTAAAATAAGTTCCGTCATCATTTCTACCAGCATCCATATCACAAAAACAGCAAGTAAATTGCTTGATAGCATAAAGCTTGCGACCACCATTGACATAGAAGTAAGCATCAGAATGATTATTTACATTAGCATGAATAGCTTCGGCAAGAACATTAGTATGATTCATACTACTAATCTTCTTACGAGGATTACCATTATAAACAAAGATGTGACTTTGCTTAAAAGAATTCAAAAAAGAATCTCTAATATTGCTATGATCAAACTGATTAATGTTCTTATCGAAAGGATTAAAACCAAGAACATCGCTAAAGCCATTTGAAGCATTTCTCATTTTTCCACCGTTACATTTACTGTGAATATTCTAGACTATCTGGGGATAAGAACATCCTATCCAAAAGCAGTTAATCTTCTCAAGTTATTGATAAAGGGAGTTGGGGAATCGAACCCCAAGAGATCATCGCTGAATCTCTCTAGTCCCAGACTACTCCATTACTTTTCAGTTATAATATTCCTCATCGGGATCATAGTCATCATCTTCAGCCGTAGCACGAATATCTTCATCCTCATCCTCGTAGTCATCAAACTGATCCCAATAGCTTTCATCATAATCATTGATATCGTCATCTTCATCATCATGATACTCATCTTCACTAAACTCACTCTTATACAATGGCTTAAGGAGTTCACCTTGATATTCGCCAACCACAGTATATTCGCAAGTGCGAAGCTTTTCACAATTACAATCTGTCGGAACGCTGACAACATCTTTGGGATTGATCTTTACAATTACAATCTTATCACCAGCATCCAGACTACCATATCCAGCAACATAATTAAGAGCGCCGGCATGAAGTCCATTTGAACATCCACGACCACGATCATCATCAACCTTTGCCCTAGTCATCTTGCAAACATCGCCAACTTTGTTGCGAAACTTTCCAGCATACTTATCCATGTAATCTCCACGCACAGCTTTATATGCAAGAAAATGACCATCCTCAGTAATTGGAAGATACTGATGCTCCAAGAAATCATACAGTTCCTTCTGGCTCTGCATACTTGGATTTTCCATGAGATTATTCAGAAAATTAACAAGAGGCTCAAATGGCAGACCCTTGCTCATAAATTCTAGAATACGCTTACTGATAGCCCCATGAACTTCTTCTCCCTCATAAAACACCTTACCGTTCTTGATCTCGACAAGACCCTGACTAAAACTAGCCACAGCCTTCTGAATATCAACAAGTTCAATTAGCTCATCTTCAGTAGCCGTTGACAACTTTTCCATAATCAACTTATAGTTGATATGATCCGGCAAAACTTGATGAGCCTTGTTATTAAGGATCAGCGTAAGATTGCCATCAACCCACATAAAAGGAACGCTCATAATCTTTCTCCTGTGAAATTAAAACTCAAAGAACCATTTTTCCAGCTATTTTCTTGAATGACTCCGTATCATTCATCTTGTAATTCCAAGTATTATGTCCATGATAATAACTATTTCTAAATGATGACAGCGGATTATCATTTGTAAGTTCTCTCAAGTTTCCGCCGACCTCATGACTACAAACAATATACTTCAACATCGGTTGGTTGTCAAGTGCTTCTTTAACACTCTTTCGCAATTCTTCGATTTTGACCAGTTTATCTTTTAAAGAACCATCAGGCTTAATAGTCTTATGGATAGAAGTATCTTCCGGATAAAGTTTCTTAATCCAATGATTCAGTTGAAGATAAGATACATTGGCATCACGAATCTCATTACTGTTTATACCATTAATCCCGATCTTACTCAGAATCTTAGTCATATGAGCAAAGTAGTCAGACTGCTTAAACTTCGTAATGTCAAACTTATGCCTATGAATAGTCTCTGCAAAGAATTCCATAATCATACACTTATCAATTAGGTCTACAACCTTAGTGTCAGAAATATTCTGTGTATAATCCAGACCAAAAATGTTCAGCATATGCCATAGAAACTGTCTATCTATAGCATTTCTCCCATATGAATATGAGTTTGGATCCGCCTTATTGTACTCTTCTTTTGCGTATTCAACCAACCCATTATACACAGAAACATCCTTAAATTTCTTTTCGTACACAACTTCTAGCTTAGACTTGATGAAATCGTTAAAGCTAACAAGATTGTATCCTTGCTTGATTAAGGTCTTAGCATAACCATCCTTAATTGCATATACATTAGTATCTCCATACAAATTCTTGATTAAATCCTTATTAACTTCTTCATTAGCCATATTCACAATATCACATACATTAGGAAATCCTTCTACCGAAGCATATCTGAGAATAGGAATATACACAATCTCATCTTGATCCAATACTTCATCTCTTTCTTCTTGATTTCCTATCTCTTGAAGATACATAGCATCATTCATAAGATTACCAGACAGCTTTTTAGCACTAGACAAATTTCCATGAATCAAAAAGATATTGTCTCTACTAACAGTACCTAATGGATCACGGGAACTTTGCTTACGCGGACCATTACTTAGTAGACTCTTATATTCAGAGATCAATACAATATTAGATTCTCCACCGATATCTTTAATCAGATCGTCAAAACCCTCAGTAGAATCTTCTGGAGTATCGCTGTCAATCATCAAATAGGCAAAACAATCATTTTGATTGCAATATCTTGTAGCAATCTTCTTTGCTGTGTCCGCACCCTTAATATCGCAACGGAAAAAGACCATCTTCCCAGACTTTTTAGCTCCGGTCCAATAGTATTGAGGAACGCCTTGCATGGTTTCGTGGTGAATCTTATCGGTCAGATAAACCATACGACGACTACGATAGCCTGCTGTTCTAAAATTGATAACGTAAAGCTGCTTAGTTTTCTTGAATTTATACTCAAGGTCTTTGCCGCTTGTCAAATCATGTACCTTACCATCCTTATCGGTCCATGATGCGCCAGCAGTCCAGCCTCCAGCAAGATCACTAAGATTATAATAAGTCTGATATGCATCAATCAGATTGGTTGCCCCAGCAAGTTTATCTGTCATATCCTGCTTGAGTTGCAAATAAATATCCTGAGTACGATCACGCAGGGTCTTAATAACTTGCTTAGTATACTGTAAACCTTCACGACTAACATCCATTTCCAATTCGCCAATGCCAAATTGGATTTCCAGATACAGACCTTGATTAAGAATCTCTCTAACAAGATTCTTCCAATTATCAACGTCTGCCTTTCGGAAGGCTCTATTCCAAGCTTGAATATGATTAGGCTGATCTGGCTTTTCTTCGCCAACAATTTTACTAGAGTCAACAGGGTATGCAATATTGCCCATGATAGCCACAATACCACTATCAACATTATTGTGTCGGCTAGGATACTTATTGTTATCCTCACTAATTCGACCAATCTTCCAGCCCTTACCTTCGATCACAACATTGTGATGAGAATAAGAACCATCATTGATAGTATTACAAACACCACCTTCGATAATAGGCTTGAGTCTAAAATAGTGATAGATTCTCTTGCTCTTTTGAGTAAACTCCCAAAAATCGCTTTGCTTAACAGCAAAACTAATCTCTAGACCATTTGGTTCTTTAGTGTCAGTGATGCTGACCATATTAAGACTAGGCACACCACCTTCGTCCATAGCGGCGATATAAGTCAACTTTTTACCATTGTAATAAGAAATGGTTGTAAAGCTCTTAGTATATGCAAATGGACTCTTAGATCCAAGACCAAGACAGCCAACAAAATCATTACTGGTATTCTTATTGCTTGCACCGTAAGTTGTATACAGTTCCTCCATATCTGCCTGACTAAGACCAGTGCCGTAGTCACGCACAGTAAAAGAAGGAACAGCCTGTGTGGGCAGGGTCACTTTAAACGGATTCTTGTTTTCTGCGGCAATATGAGCATCATACGCATTGGTACTCAATTCACGAATAACTGCCATAACCTTATCGGAATAAAGAGAATCCGAAAGGATTTTAAACATTTTACTAGTTTGTGCGATGCTAAACTGATTAGCACTCTGAACACCAACCGAATGAATTTCTACTGTCCTATCTGCCAACTTCATTGTTTTTCTCCAGGAGTGTCGTTATCTAGCCTGTGATAGACCCAGTATACCATCGACAAATGGGTCTGTCAACCTTGAATTTCTTTTTTCCTTGTCCTCGCTATGCTAATATATCCGAAATAGATTGGTATTAAGCCTAAATACCATACTGGTATGGCTAACAAACAAAAATTTATACCAGCAAAAAAACATATGGCCGACATAATATATACAATAATATTTGGAGCATTTAATCTAGCAAGTATATATGTTAATGGACCAATGAATATAGTTAGCAAAACTATTATAGATACTATTATGGCTAAACTAGCCATCACTCATTATCCTCATCCTCGTCATAGCCCTCATAATCTTCGGCGATATAATCTTCATCATCATATGGATTCCATTCTGTATTATATTTTTCCTCTTCTTCTTCCATATGTTCTTCGATAATCTCAGCAGCGTCCATAATAACTTCAAATTCTTGGATTTTAGATAATACAAGAGATAGTTTTTTGTCAAAAGTTTTGAAGAACTTCTTAATTTCTGCTATATCAGAGGATACCTGTTTATCTAGATTCTCGATATCTTTTGATAGCCTATTTATTTCCTTATAAAGATCATCTATACTTTTTGACATAGTATTTACTCCATCATATTTTTCTATATTCTTTTATATCCCCATTCTGTATAATCTTTTTATCTTCGTATGGTGATGCTACTCGACGATAAAATTCTTGCTTGATATTCTCTAATACACCGGTAATCATCGCTATCTTACCATAAGATGTTTCACCCATCAATTTTGATGTAATTCTAGAAAAACAATAATTAATATCTCCCACTATATCTAGGTATTCTTCATTGGTAATATTATCCTTTTCAAAAAGACTATCACTAACATCAAGATTCTGCTTGATTTTTAGCACTATTTGATCAATTGCAACATCTAAGACTTTTCTTCTATCTTCTTTAATATATGGCATTTTATTCCTCACATTTACAATCATAAGTTTTACAATAAGAACATTTTGGGCCGGGATCTGGATTTCCCCAAGCATTACTATAGCCAGAAAAACTTTCTTCACCAGTATCAATACATACTAATTTTTTATATTTTCCTCTTTTTACAAATCCTATATTATGCCAATGACAATCCCAAAATTTTAATTTGGTTTTAATTTCTATTTTTTCCACCAAATCTTGCAACAATATCATAGTGTTTTTTGTATGATTAGCCGGTAATGCTTTTTCTGTAATATAACCCCAACCGCTTTTTTGGGTAGGAAATAATGTTTCATATTTCAATTTACAGAGTTTAGAAAAAACTTTTGGTGCAAGATTATATCTGCTTAATTTAATTTGAATTTTTCTG